GCCAGCGGAAACGCCGGCAGGCCGAAAGGCCAACGCTCTTTAACAACCAGCGCCATGAACGACTAACCCGGCTCAGCCGGCTAGGTCAGCCCGAGCTGCCATCTGGCGGGCGACAGAAATCCAGATGGGAACAACCGCGACTGCCTCTACGGCGACCGGCGATCCGACAGGCCAGAAAGCCTGCCAACGCGCAGACATTGCGACGGCGGACGAAGCGAAAGCTGAACCGTGAGGATGACCCGTAAGCAGGAGCGGAGAACGACGACACACGCCGGGGCTTAGGCTCCGGCTGTATCGGTGGGTGATCTGAACAGCCAGCAACCTATAAGGCGCTGGCAAACAGCCAAAACGCGAGGGTTTGTGGCCTCGGGAAGACAGCAAGTCCGAATGCCCAGGCGGTGAAAAATCACGGGGCTCGGCTAGTGGGGCGCAGCTCAGTGGCGCCAAGCGGGGTTTGCCTTCCGCACAGATCACCCAACCCATACAGCCACCAGCACCACACAGAACAGGGGACGGGCATGAATCTACGGGAAGCAGGCTTTCGTTTCTGCATCAGCCCAGACCGCAAGCAAGGCCAGTGGCTGCACCCTGCTGTTAAAGCTCACATGCACGCCGACTGGACTGACGTAACCGACTGGCCAAGTGAGCAGCTAGTCGAGTTCCTGATGCAGCCACAGCAGCAGGATCTGTTTAACGCTGTACCAGCAAGTTCCCCCTGAGCAACTCATGGCCAGCCGGCTGATCGAGGATCGAGAGGCCGGCACCTAACCCTCCTTGCCCGTCGCAAGAGGGCCTTTTTGCGGAAGATTCGCGCCATTGGTGGCGGCCCTGCGCAGGGCAAAGACGGCTTAGCTGGCTGGCGGTTCGAATCCGCACTTCCGCTCCACCCATCCCTATACGAAGCACCCTGGCGCCGACCTTGCGGAAGGACTGCGGCTGTCGGGGTGCTCCCTATGGCGATAGCGAGGAACCAACTATGAACCACGCAATCAGCAATGCCGGCTCGCTTGAGGCGGACTACTACCGGCGCGAGACGCTGGCCAGCATCGCGGACCTGGCGCAATCGCGGCGCGAGTTCGCAGCCGAGCAGATCATCGACGGCTTCGACTGGAAAGACGCCCGCGACGCTATGGAGCTGGCCGGCGAGAAAGACCCCGAGGCTTTTCAGGCCCTGTGCGAATCGCTCGCCCACCTCCAGCACATTCCAATCCACAAGATCGAAGACCGGCGCATCCGTGACTTGGCTATCGCGCTGGACAAGGTATCTCGGTTCTACGCAGGCCATAGAGCGGCTGGGGAGGCGGCATGAACAAGCCAGAGATTCACGACGACGACTACAACGACCTGGAGTACGAGCACAGCAACGCTCTGCGCGAGCTGGAGAGCCTGAGCATTGCCGACTTTGGCATGGCCAATGACGTGCTGATGAAGCTGCAGGACAAGGCTTACCAGCTCGGCCTGGAGCGCGGGAAGAAGGAGCTGAAGGCATGAGCGATGTCGACTGGAGCAAGGCGCCGGTGGGCGCGACGCACGCCGGCATGGACGGTAACTACGTTCAGTTCTACCGCATCCCAGGTTTGCTCGGTGACTACGACTACTGGAGTGAAACGCTCCGACAAGGCGCTTGGAATGAAGGCCATGGAAAGCCAGTGGCGAATCCTTTGTACGCCATGCCGCCAGCCTGGACAGGCTACGGCCTGCCGCCTGTGGGGACGGTGTGTGAGACGTGGTTCGACGACGGAAAGGCATGTTGGCACGAATGCGAAGTCATCCACCATAAATCGGACGACCAAAGGTTGGCTGCCGTCATTCTGCGCGGCGAGCATAAGGGCCGACTCTCTTGGGGTATGGACTTCCGCCCCATCCGCACGCCCGAGCAGATCGCGGCGGAAGAGCGGGAGAAGGCGATTCAAGCAATGCACGACATTGTTGGCGATATCGAGAGGGTTCCCACTTGGGACGATGCCCTGGCCGCTCTCTACGACGCCGGCTACCGCAAAACGGAGGCCCCATGACCGACGCCGCAATCATCATCTGCGCCTTCCTCGGCGCAGGTTTAGGCGCATCAGTGATAGCCGCGCTTCTGATTCGTGCAGGCGCTGCCTACGACAAAGACATGGGGCTTGAGGCGGAGGATAGGGAATGAGCAAGCACGCCACAGGAACATTGAAAGTTTTTTCCGGCAAATGCTGCCTTTGTGATGTTGGCATTCCGGTGAAAGCGCGCAGCACATGGGGCGATCCCGTGGAAATTCACACTGGCGACATCATCATTCTTTGGCGTGGCGGATTTATCGGCACGGATGTTGAGCAATGGACTCCAGACAGCGAATTAACCGTTGTCGTCGCTGACCACTACCAGAGCTATTCGGACGGCTCGATAGAGCTGATCAAAGAGCCGGAAGCCCCATTTCCGATGGGGATCAAGGACTGCGGCTTTGACAGTCCGGAGTGGCGCATCCAGGTCGTCAAGAAGTTCTCCGACGTTATCCCGGGTGAGCACTGGCCTGCTTACGGGTTTTCATACGCCTACAGCGAAGTTGCAGATGACGCTCGCGCCAGAGGTGCCTCATGAACATCACCTTCCTCACCCTGCGCGCCTTCGCCGAAGCAATGGCGCAGATCGGGATACACACAGCGGGAGACTTGATGGCTAGCGGCAAGGTGCTGCGGGAGGTGAAGCGTGGGTGAGTGGATTAAGTGCAGCGATAGGCTGCCGGAGGCAACTGACGAGTTTCAAGACGCGTCGGAAAACGTTCTGATCTATGCGCCAGATTGCGATGAGCACTGGCCAGGATGGTTCGCAATACGTAGCGCATTTTATTCGCATGCGGATGAGGTTTGGCGCCTTGGAACTGGAGCGCATCCTTTGCCAAAAGACGATGTAACCCACTGGCAGCCCCTCCCGGAGCCGCCCCATGACTAGCGCCCAACTCCACCGCCGCCACGCCATCTGGAAGGGCTGCGCATTCGTTACCGGCCTAGCTGTTCTGCTGGCTGTCATCGGCCCGAGCCTGGGCTAATCCAATCACACGATTCCGCTGCGCTGGGCGCGGCTAGGGGAAGGTATGTCTAGTGAAAATGGCGGGCCGGCGTTTCCGCAGGAAGTCAGGTACATAACGCCAAATCAGCAAACCGGGTCGTATGGCCCTTGCGGCGGCATGACCCTGCGCGACTACTTCGCGGCAAAAGCTAGTGATGGCGATATCGGCGAAATTATGAGCCGCCATTTTTACTATGACCGCGACGAGTACACCATCACTCGGCAGCAGGCGCGCTACATCCACGCTGACGCCATGCTCGCCGCCCGCAACGAACCCCGCTGACCCAACGACAGCGGCCCCGGAAATGGACCCGGGCGACTCGCCGCCGTAAGCGGCTTTTATGGGGATGAATGCGCAGGCTGATGCGCTTACGCGGAAGAGTCAAAGCGGCTGCTAGGTTCGCCCTGGTCAGTAAGACAAGCCGGAGATCAGCGCCGGCCATCCCCACCCCATTCCCAACTCACATGCTGCGGTAGCGGCAGGAGCAATCATGTCTACAGCATTGGCCCCCCTCCTCAACAAGTTCGCCCAGCGCTACGAGATGGGCGCCAGTCCGGAAGAAGTCGCGGCAACGCTGAAGCAAACCTGCTTCAAGGGCCAAGTCAGCGACGCGCAGATGGTCGCCCTGCTGATCGTGGCCGACCAGTACAAGCTGAACCCGTTCACCAAGGAGCTGTACGCCTTCCCGGACAAGAACAACGGCATCGTGCCGGTGGTCGGCGTGGACGGCTGGGCGCGGATCATCAACGAAAACCCGCAGTTCGACGGCATGGAGTTCGCCATGTCGGCAGACGGCAGCGAATGCACCTGCAAGATCTACCGCAAGGACCGCAGCCACGCCACCAGCGCCACCGAGTACATGTCCGAGTGTAAGCGCGGCACCCAGCCGTGGCAGTCGCACCCGAAGCGCATGCTGCGCCACAAGGCCATGATCCAGTGCGCCCGCCTAGCGTTCGGCTTCGCTGGCATCTACGACCAGGACGAAGCCGAGCGGATCGTTGAGCGCGACATTACGCCCGCCGAGGAAGTCGAGGACGTATCGCAAGCCGTCACGGCCATCGGTAACGCGACAAGCATCGAGGTGCTGCAAGAGGTGTTCGGCGCCGCCTGGCGCACCTACAAGTCAAAAGGCGCCCGCGACCAACTGACAACCGCCAAGGATGCCCGGAAGAAAGCCCTGATGGATCAGCCCATTGAGGCCGAGTTTCAGGAGGTAGGCGATGATCGAGCAGCGTAGCGACGACTGGTTTGCCGCCAGGCTGGGCAAGGTGACGGCAAGCCGAGTGGCAGACGTGATGGCAAAGGGGCGCGGAAGCGCCCCTTCTGCTTCTAGGCGCAACTACATGATGCAGCTGCTCTGCGAGCGCCTGACAGGCAAACGCGAGGAAGGCTACACCAGCGCCGCCATGCAGCGCGGCGTCGATCTGGAGCCAATCGCGCGCTCGGCCTACGAGTTCAACGCTGGCGTGATGACCGTGGAAGTCGGCCTGATGCAGCACCCGCGCATTGCGGGCTTCGCGGCCAGCCCTGACGGGATGATCTTGCTGCCGCCAAAGAAGCGCGGCCTGGAGATCAAGGTTCCGAACACAGCCCAGCACATCGCCGTTCTGCAGTCCGGAAAGCACGACCCGCAGTACGAGTGGCAAATGCTCGCCCAGATGGCCTGCGGCGGCTTTGAAGCGGTCGATTTCGTCTCTTTCGACGACCGCCTACCCGAAGAACTCCAGTACTTCTGCGCCCGCTTCGAGCGCGACGACAAGCGCATCGCCGAGATGGAAGCCGAAGTCACTGCATTCCTGGAAGAACTCAACGAGCTAGAGCGCGATATGCGCGGGAGGATGGCCGCATGATCAGCCACGAACTCTCAACCATCCAGCAGAACGCAGCGGCACAGGACTGGCTCCGGTCGCTGCCGGGGTATGTCGAGCCGAGTATGGAGGGGCTGGATAGTCCCTTTCGTGTCGAGTACCTGCCAGTTCGCCACGAACCCAAGCGTCGCACGCGCGTCGAGAAGCCGCGCGAAACACCGGAGCGCCGGCTGGAACGCTACAAGGCCAACCAGCTGCCGGAACACGTTGTATCCACCCTGCGCGACATGGCCCAGACCATGACCGTTCCAGAGGTCGCAGCGGCCACCGGCTACAGCGAGAGCGGCATCAAGCGCATCGAAAGCCGCTACGGCTTCAAGTGCGTGCGCCGCTTCGACCGCTGCAAGCCGAACACCGAGGACCTGGAGCAGATCAAGCGACTGGCCCGGAACTTCTGCATGACCGAGGTTTCGCGGACTACCGGCCTCAACCGCTACACCCTGCTCAAGATCGCCGCAGAACACGGAATCGAGTTCCGCAGCGGCGCCGATATCCCGCGCAGCCACGCGCGCAAGCACATGCACTGAGGTGCCCCATGCCATTCATGACCACTGAAGAACTCCACGCCCAGCGCCGCGAGTACGTGCAGAGCGTGCATCTGATCAAAACCTACTTCGCCGGCATGGACTTCGCCGCCAAGCAGCGCGCAGCCAAGACCATCGCCAACATCCAGCACCGAATCGACGAGATCGACGCTGAGCTGAAGATGGCGGGTGCGGCATGAGTACTCCGACCATCACTGATGCAGAGCTTGCGTTCATTCGCGACTATTACGCGACAACAGGCGCAGATACAGGCATTGAAGTTCTGTCTCCCGAAGGCTGCTTAAAAGTTGCCGCAATGGCATCTGAGCTTCTTAGCTTCAGGGCCACTGCTAAAACGGCCGCAATGGCTCAGCCTGAGCCGAATCACCCCGCCTAATCGCCTCACCCTTCCCCACTCCCCAATCTGGCGGGCATCGGCTCGCCGGGAGGGCTTATGCATTCCGGAAATCACCAGCGGCTGCCCGAGACGTACTACCAGGGCAGGCACGCACGCGAGCGCAACGAAGCAAACAACCCTCCTGCGGGCCTGAGCTGGGAGAACCGGCACTGGTTCCTAGCGGGCTGGAACGACCGAGACATGGAGCTGAAGAAATGTGCATGACCGAAAGCCCGCGCGTTAAGCGCATCAACGAGTTGTGCAGGCAGGCTCCTGGCGAGCGTTGGCTGCACATCGCCACGAACAAGTACCACCTGCTCATGATGGATATCGGCGGTGCCTGCTGGCTGGAAGACATGGAGCGCCGCGTGCGGGAAGTATCGCGGGCCGACCTGGAGAATGCTGAGGTGTGGAGGAAGCTGCCATGAGCGACGTTATCAACGGTGTGCCGCGTGAATTATTAGAACAGGCAAAGGACTACTTTTCCTCGGGGGTAATACCTGAGCATTCGCTAGCAGAGCGCTTCTCCGCCCTGCTCACCGCGCAGCCGCAAGCCAGCATGTGCGAAACGATGAGGCGACCAAAGGCCGAATGCGGTTGCCCTGACTGCGGATCGTCGTTGATCGACTGGCCGCAAGCCAGCGCCGCGCAATCTGCGCCGACTGGCGCCATGACGTGGGATATGCAGCGCGAGGCCCAGCAGTGCCTGTGGGTCATGCGCGAACTCGGCAGTATGGACGCCGAGGACGTGACCGGCGACAACGTAGACTTGCGCTTTGAGGACGAGCACGGCGCCGATACTGGCTGCGACGTTTCCATCGTCGAATATGCCGAGCGCACGGCCAAGGTTCTGGAGGCTGTGCTGCTGTCGCAATCTGCGCCGGCAGGGGAGCGCGAAGCGTTTGAAGCGTTTGCCAGGGATGCGTGCAGAATCCCAGCGCATATCCCAGTGAACTGGGAGGCGAAATGGACGCAGCAGGCATGGGAAGGCTGGCAAGCCCGCGCCGCCTGGCGGCGTGCGCAATCTGCGCCAGTGGTGCCGGAGGGGTGGAAGCTTGTGCCTGAACAGCCAACCGACAGCATGGTCCAGGCGGTTATCGACTCCGGCTACTACGCCACTCCGGCGACTGCTTGGCCGATCCTTGTCGAGGAATACAAGGCCATGCTCTCCGCCGCCCCAGCTCAGCCAGCAGCGCAGGGCTATGTGATTGTTCCGGTCGATCCGACACCGAAGATGCTGGTCGCGTACATGGAAACTGACGGTGCGGTTAAGCGCTGGAAGGCAATGGTCGCTGCCTCAAAGACAGAAGGAGCGCATGCATGAAGCCCGCCAACTACGCCCCGATTTACGCATGTGTCTACGCGCAGTTGGCCGAGGTTGCGCGTTCGCACGGCTATGCCATGGCCGCGCATGGGAGCCTAGCCGCCGACTTCGATTTGGTCTGCATCCCCTGGGTTCCCGGCGTCAGCGATCCGCAATCCGTGGTGGACGAGATCACCAGCCGGTTTGCAATAAAGCAGGTTGGCGCACCTGAGCAGAAAGAGCACGGACGCATTGCCTACACCATCAGCTTCGAGTTCGGCGAGTGCCGGCTTGACCTGTCGTTCATGCCGACCGCAGCAGCGCAGGACCAGGGCGAGGTGCGGAGGCTGCGCGAGGCGCTGGAGCTTTCCGCTAACCGGCTTGACCGGCTGACGCTTGAAGTCCCCGGAGGCTACTGGCGCGAGCAAGCAGCCGAATGGGCAAGCGAGGCACGCGCAGCCATTGCCGCCAGCACCGGGCAGGAGGTGTGAGGTGAGCGACTTCGAGAGAGAAGTGACCGAAAACTCGCGCGCATGGATGCGGACGCTTGGAAATTTCGGGCCGACCGTAAATCCGCTTTACCGAGAAGTTAAAGGCTACATGCTCGGAGAAAGCGGGGAAGGTGAGAAAGCCTACTTCGATAGCAAAGAATTGCGTGCGCTTGCCGCTTCCTGCATCGAAGTGGCTGACTGGCTAGACGCACGCGCCAGCACCGCCAACCAACAGCAAGAGGGGGAAAAGTGATGGACATCTACAGCCTGCATCACCGGGCACACGTCAGACACCCTATGTTGCCCAAAGCAAGCCTGATAAAGGTCACGTTCTTTCGGTTCCCGTGCGGATTTAAATGGTCAACCATGCGCATGGCCAACGCCTTGCGCATCCAGGCATGGAGATTCGAGATTGTTGTCCGACGCCCTTGGCTCGCCGGCCCTGCGCGACAACTGCACCCGGAGCTATGGCAGTCGGCTCAGCGCTCAACCAACACCGATACGCGGGAGGCCGCCGGCCATGAGCAGTGAAGAATTGAAGCCGTGCCCGTTTTGTGGGGGCGACGTGTCATTCCACAAGGACGAAGAGTGCCCTGGTTGCCACTTAGTACAGTGCGGGCAATGTCGCGCCTTTTTCGACTTTGCTACCGGAGCAGACCCAGGCAACGACTACGATTCCGTTGGTGCTTTGCGTGCCGCCATAGCGCCGATGTGGAACACGCGCGCCCAGCTCGCAGCCATACAGGGCGGGATGGGGGAGGTGGTGGAGGTGGTGGCGCACCGTTTGGTGAACACCCTTGGAGAAGTCATAACCGAGTGGCAAGACGGACCAGCGCCGGAAAAATTCACCAGCCATTGCGGCGTAGTTCAAACCGATGTCCGCGCCGAGCTTGCCTACTCCGCCGAGTCGCACCAGCGCATCACCGCAGCTATGGCGGCAGAGGTGCAGACGTGGAAGCAACTGCACGCTGACGCACAGGAGCTGTACGCTGACGCCATGATCGCCATCGGCAAGGAACTTGGCATCGACGTTTCTGACGAGCCACGGTGCAAGCATGTATCCGCTCAGGCTATGGCTATGGCGGCAGAGGTGGAGCGGTTGTCGCGCATGCTCAACAACGCGACCAATGACGGAATAAAGCTGGCAGACGAACGCGACGCCCTGCGCGCCGAGCTGGCCGAGGTGAAGGGGCGGTACAAATGACACCGCCAAGAATACGCGGACTCATTCAGCGATTTGAAAAGTGTGTGCGGATGGAGTTTCATGACAAAGCCAACCGGCCGGCTAGAAAGCGCGAGACAGCCGCCGCACGAATTGAGGTGCTGCGCGCTTTTGCGGTGGTCGCAACCCCGCCCGCCTCGCCCGATGTTGAGGGGCTGGTTAAGGCGCTGGAAGCGTCGGACGAATACCTGAGCGACAACCGTCTGAACGAAATCGGCTCGGGCTCCATCCTGCACCGGCAGATGCAAGACGCCCTCTCCACCTGGCGACAAGCGCAAACCACTTCAACACTGCCGGCATCGTCGGCGGAGGAATAGTCATGCCTGACGAAATTGAACAGCTCCACGCTGTGCGTGATGCATTGGGCGACGGGCCTGCAGTACGGCGCGCACCAAGTTTCAGCGAGGAAGACAAGCAACAGCTTACGCTGGCAGCAAAGGCAGCCGGGCTTGCGGTCGTCCGTTGGGCCGATGCGTATATGGAGTGCGGCTACCACTCCGAAAGGTATGGGCAGCCGGGGTTTGTGGTGCTGGTCAATGGCCTGGAAGAGCTGTGGAACCCGCGCCACTTCGACGGCGATGCGCTGCGGCTGGCGGTAGCAATTAGAGCGGAGATTTACCACGGCATGGTAGTCGTGGATACCGATAACCACTATTTACATGCCAACTATGATCTGGATGCTACGCCAGAGCTTCGCCGAGCAATCGTCCGCGTCGCCGCCGAAATCGGCGCCAACATGCAGAGCTGAGAGGTGAGCGATGAAGCTAGTCACGCTGGAGAAGTGGGCAGAAGCCCACCTTGACCCTGTGCCGTCGCCCGCAACCCTGCGTATGTGGGCCAGAACGAGTCGCTTTGACCCGCCAGCGCGGAAGGTGGGCCGTAGCTACCGGGTGGACGAAAACGCGCGATACTGCGAACCTGAGCGGCCTGTGAACCTGCCCCAGGACAACTCGCTGCTTAGCCGCATGATGAGGGATCACTATGGCACCCAGGCCGCGTAAAACTGGATCCAAAGACCTCCCGCCAAACCTGTACCGCAAGAAAGACAGCCGCAACGGCATCGTCTATTACAGCTACCGCAACCCCACCACTGGCAAAGTCTACGGCTTGGGCACCGACAAGGAAGCGGCCATAGCTCAGGCCGTCATCGGCAACCACTCGATGTTCGCCAGGCCAGAGCTTGCAGAGCGCATGGATAGGCCTGCCAAGCACGCGTTCGGCAAGTGGCTGGCCGAGTACAGCAAGATCATCGAAGACCGGGAGATTGAGGCGCAGACCCGCCGCAACCTGCGGATGCGGATCAAGCGGCTTGATGCGGAGTTCGGGAAGCACGACATCAGTGCCATCAGCACGCTCATGATCGCGGACTACTTGGGCGGCATGGCCAAGGCGGGCAAGGCGCAGATGAGCAGAGCCATGCGCTCGCTGCTGCGTGACGTGTTCATGGAGGCAATGGCGGCAGGCTGGGCGTCGTCGAACCCGGTAGAGGTGACAAAGGCGGCCAAGGTCAAGATCAAGCGAGAGCGCCTGACCCTGGATATGTGGCGGGCGATTCATGCCAGGGCGCGTACGGACTGGCTGAAGCGTGCGATGGAGCTGGCGCTGATTACCGGCCAGCGGAGGGACGATATCGCCTCGATGCTGTTCAAGGACGAGCAGGACGGCTATTTGCATGTCGTGCAGAAGAAGACCGGCCAGCGGCTGCGGCTGAGCACGGCTATCGGCCTGCAGTGCATCGGCCTGGATCTGGCCGGCGTAATCCGGCTGTGCCGCGACAACGTAGTGTCAAAGCACCTGATCCACCACCCGAGGACGATCAGCCGAGCCAAGGCCGGCAGCCCCATCGTTCTGGACACGATCAGCAAGGCCTTTGCCGACGCGCGAGACGCTGCCGCAGAGGCCGGGGAGATCACGCTGACCGACAGCCCGCCAACCTTCCACGAAATGCGCTCCCTTGCCGCCCGCCTGCACGACGCAGAGGGCCGGGACGCACAGGCGCTGCTCGGCCATAAGTCCGCCCGAATGACTGAGCTTTACCGCGACAGCAGGGGCGCCGAGTGGATCGACGTGGCGTGAACATTACGAGGAACTGAAAATGGCAAGACCGAGAATTCATGTCCTTCCGCAGAATCTCTACACGTCGAAAGGCTACTATCGATACAAGAAATCGGACGGCACAGAGGTTTACCTAGGTGCAGACAAAGACGCCGCGATCAAATTCGCCTTGCACGCGAACCTGCACAGGGCGAATGGTTACGCACGCAGGCCGAACGGGGTCAGGACAAGGCTGAAAGAATTGCTTGACCACGAGCATATCGTTTCCCTTTGCCAGCCTTACTCTCCTTGTGTAGGCGTCTATTTCCTCATTTATGAAGAGAAGATCGTGTACGTTGGCCAGGCGACTAACTGCCACAGCAGGATAAGCTCTCATGCTGCCGGAAGGGAGATGAAGCTTTTTGATTCCTTCTACATAGTCGAATGCCCAGCGCACAAGCTTGATGAGCTTGAAGCACTTTACATCCGCAAGTTCTTGCCGCCACTGAACAAGCTTATGAGCGGCGAAAGATATGTCTCTTGACTGGCATTTTGCAGAGATTTTGGAGATGATTTTGGGATGAGATTTTATGACTTCTAAATCAATGACTTACACCATCTACGGCATCAAGGCCTGGGACACGGTGTAGGTTCTGGATTTTCCCATGTGAATCAATGCTTTGCGCTGATTTTTTACCATGTAAAAGCGTCTCCTGAAGCAGCGTAGGAATCAAGCATGTAGGCATGGTTTTGGGGAAGAAAAGCCCGCGCTAGGCGGGCATTGCACACAGCCCTTTACTATGTCGGCCAGCCCATAGGCGGAAGCCCAGCCAACACTTCCGCTTCTGACGGTATCGGCCGGCGTCCAGACTGCACGTCATCAAGTAGTGCGTACCCGTATGTCCAGCAGGCGTCGCGCACTTCTACCCCGCGCTGCCCTTCTGCCTGTAACTTAGGGACCGTGCTGGTAGCGTAGGTGCACAGGCTTAGGATGGACTCGTATCCGCGCTCGCCGGCCCATTCATCAAGGCGTCGCTGCACTACAGCCTGCAGGCGCAGGAATGCCTGTTCCGGCGTTTCTGCATCAACCGGCTCCGGGGTATTGCCTTCTGCAAGCCATGCCTCATACGCCAAGCGGTCGCCGTTGTGCGGATCGCGCGGGATGCAGGCGCCGTCTGATAGACGAACAACCGCGTCACTATTTGTCAACTTATACATGCTTCAAAGCTCCGCTGATGCTGTCCAAACGGACTGGAAAGCGCCTAACCCACTGCCGCTCGCGGTGCGCGCCTCAGAAAAGCCCTTTGTGCCGGCCGTGGTTGATCCAGCAGTCACGGGGAAGTTGAACGCCGACACGTTCGTTACAGTGATTGTCGGGACAACTCGCTTGGCTGTAGCGAACCTGACGCGCGCTGGGTAAGTGTTGCCGGACGTTACGTTACCGTCGAAAGATGCTGCGGCGCCCTCACCTGCAAGAGCGTTCTCGAAATATCTCTCGCAGAGCTGCAGCTCTTGCCCGTAAAGGCGGCTTTTATCAAACGGAGTTGCAGTATCGCCCAGCTCGAACTGAACCTGCGATAGTGTTCCTGTGCCAAACTCGATGGTCAGGTTGCTACCGCCAGTTACGGACCCGGTTACGCCTGATGCCGAGTAGCTGCCAGCGCCGATCTTGCCTTGAGCGGTGCCGGCCCACGACAGAGTGTGCGTGCCACTCTGCAGGTTGATGCCCTCGATTACCTGCTGCAGGCTGCCGGCCGTGATCGTCAGCGTGGTGATGCCGCCGCTAGTGGAAAATGAGTACGTGCAGCCAGAGGCCCCAGCCTTCCAGCGGTCAAATCCTTTAGTAGATGCTGCAGCCCATCCATATTGACCAGCAGTCAGCGTAACAGTGCCAGACGCAGTTGCCGGATCTGCTTGCTTTACCTGAAATCCTCCGTTGATTACGAGGTTTCTGCCTCTGTCGCGCAGCCGAGCAATGAACGCGGCGTGCGCGCGCAGGTAGTCGTCAATCGTTGCCGGCGACTCAGAACCAGGCGGGCTGTTACTGCTCGCAGTCGTCGAAAGATCGTTTATGCTGGCGGGTACTGGCATGGCGTTCTTCCAATAAAAAAGCCCGTACTAGGCGGGCTTGGAGATGTGATGGAATTTACGGATTACATGGTGCTGAAGCTGGTGGTCGTGTTTGTTGCTGCCTGCATCTACGGGTTCTGGATGGGCATCACTGGGCGCTGAGTACCGGCGCCGCACGCTGAACCCCAAGAAGGCCCTGCCGCAGCACCAGTGGCGTATTGCTGTTCAGCAGGCCGCCAGTAACTGCGCGCTTTGCGGCATCGCTGGAAAGCAGCGCATTCATTCCGCGCCCAGCAACTGCACCGCCCGCCACCATTGGCAAAATGCCAAGGCCTGCGCCTGCGGTTAGGCCTGTGCCGCCTATCACTAGGCGCTGAAGCGCGCCGTGAGGGCTTTCTCGGGTTTTCAGGAACTGCGACGAGATGTCCGCAAGGTCTTGAAGGTCCTGGTTCAAGAACCCTCTCTGGTTGGCAAGGCGGGCGATTGATACATCTCCCTCTGCTCCGTTGCCTACTAGCTTTTCGACGGACTTCATGTTTCCGTACTGCTGCCGAGCCTTGGTAAAGGCTGCGGCCTCGTCTGCGCTCAGGCTTCGCTCTAAAGCGCCCATCAGCGACTTTTTCAGCTCTCGCGCATAGAAGGCTTCAGGCGAGTTCCTGCCTCCAATCCGGTCGAGCGTCCGCTTGATGTTGTAGGCAGCCTGCCCGTCAATTTGGCCGTTCTGCGCTTTGGCAAGGATTTCATCCACTTGCTTCTGAATGATCTTGGCGCCATCGCTGCCCAACTCGTCTGAGGCCTGCTGCGCGTTGCGCGCCAGGTCTTGAACGAACACGTCGTCCATAGCAACGGAATTGGACTGCAGAACTCTGTCGAACTCGCCGCCAAGCTGCTGCCGAGCTGATTTAACAGCCTGGACTACATTGTCGGTGTCCTGCCCCATAGTTCTTGCGACTGCGCGGTTGAGCTGGCTGCCCATCCGCTCGTTAACAGCTGCGCGCCCGCTAAATGGCACGTACTCAAGAGACGCAGCCACGGCGTTTAGCGGCTTGCTGTTTGCTATCCGGTCTGCAGGCAGATCGATGCCGTAAGCCTCAGCTTTCTTGGCAAGCTCAGCCACTTCCGGGGAAACGTTCCCGCCAATGGAGCGCCCGACAGAGCGGAATGCTTCTGCGCCGCCCTTTGCCAAAACAGGCAGCGCCCCACCGACCACGGCGCCAACGTCCGCATCTTCAGGATTGACCATGCCCGCAGCCAAGGCGCCAGTAGTTGCGCCTGTAGCGGCTCGGGTCAGCAGACCTCCGGCGCCAGTACGCCCAGCCACGTTCAGGCCGCCAGACTGCAGGCCGGAGACGATCGCCGGGGAAGCGCCTGCAGCCTTAGCGCCGCCAGCGAGCACAGAGCCGCCGCCAGCCGTGCCAGCGATCTCTCCAGTCAGCTTGCCCACCTGATATGGAACCGACTGCGGGTCTGCCCCCAGAAGCTCCTGAAGGCCGCTATCCATGGCAACGCGGCGCTCGCGATTGGACTCCAGCGTCAGGCCTTTGCCGGCCATAGCGTCCTTTGCCACGTCTACCGGCGCCAGGGCCGTAGCGCCAATCGAGCCAGCGCCACGAATGACGCCGGCCTGCAGGTTCAGCGCTGGGTCAATCAGCGAGGTCTTGAGCGCCCGGGTGGACATATCCCACAGGTCGCCGGCCCGGTCGGACAGGCTGCGCTCAGGCTGCGGGGCGGCTTGCGGCGCTGCAGGGGCTTGCTGTGGCGCAGGCGCAGCCTGTGCAGGCTGTTGCGTGTTCACATAGCTGGAAATCATCTGCTGCGCTTGCTCGGGCGTGGTGCCTTCCGGCACCTCAAACCGACCAATCCGGCCATCCGGCATCTCGAATCGTGCGACAGGCATTATTCAAACCCCAGGAACTTGATGCCGCCAGCGGGCTGCTCGGCTGGCCGTGCGCCACCGCTTAGGCTCTTGTTAGCGGTTACGAGCACTTCGCGAAGGTCTTCAAGCGACTTCTTGAACTCTTCGTCGCTCTGCGCGCGATTCAGGCGAGCGATTGCCTGTTCTGCCTTCTTGCCCTCGATTTCGGTAATAGCGCCACCGCCTTTCAGGCTCTGGAAGCCCTGCAGGAACGCCGCGCCGCCGATTTGATCCAGCAGAACCTGGAAGTTGGTAGCGTCAGTTCCAGGGATGAAGTTGCGCGGGTCGGTGGTGCTCGATAGGCCAGTAGCTGTTTCTCGGCCCGGGTGCTTGATCGCCTGGTCAATAACTCCAAGCTGAGAGGCTGCGCTTGCCCGCTGAGCCTCAAGCGCCCGCTCTCTCTCGATCTGCTTCGCGCGCATGTCGCCAAGCTTCATCTCTTTTTCTTGGATATTGAGATCGCGCATGACTTGGTTTTGCTCGCGCAGAATGTCGTTCTGCTGTCCGCGCAAGCCGATACCAGCCCAGCCGCGAGCGTTCGCGGCCTGCTCGGCCGGCGACATGCCTACCTGGAACGACTGGCCAGCGGTCGGCGTGACGAACATCTTCCGGTCGCCGGTATCGACCATTTGCGGGGCAACGTAGCCATCCAAACCGCCGCCAACCTGCTGACCGTAGTCGTCCAACTGGACGATCTGCTTCATGCCGTTCGGCCCCATGACTTCCTGAGTGCGGGCGACCTTAGCGCGGCCGTAGTTAGGCACTTCCGCGTAGCTCTTGATCTGCTCCGGCGTAAACAGGCCGGAATCAATAGCGCCCTGCACATCAAACTGCATTGACCCGTCATCTTTGCGTTTGTACATGGCTGGAATGGCCTGGCGCACCTTTTCAGCCTGCGTCCGTGCCAGCTGCTTCTCCTGAATGGAGCTTGCGGCGTTGTAGCCGGTCAGGCCAGCCAGGCCAGCCGCGCCAAGCGTGTTCAGCGGGGCGCCACGGCGAGCACCGGCCAAGCCGCCAGCCACAGCTGACAGCAGGCCCACGCCAGCGGGCGATTTAGCGAAATCCAGCAGACCCTGCATCATCCCAGCAGCCCTCGACGGTTAGCGCGGCGCGCCTCGCGGGCGGCAGCGGAGTTTTGCAGCATGGTGTCCTGTGCTTGGCGGCCCTGGTTGGCCAGCATTGCCAGCGTTTCCGGCCCGCCGCCCATGTTCTGCGCCATTACGGGCTGGGGCGCCGACTGCGCTTGCTGGCCCTGCGGCATGAACTGCTGGCCGATCTGGTATGCCTGCATGTAGGGCTCCACGGCCTCGTTGGCGCTCTTGAGCTTGCCGCCAAAGGTGCTCAGCAGGCCGGGCTGGCTCTGTGCGCCGCCGATTGCGCCGCTACCAGAACCTGGAGCCTGCCCGACAACCTTGCCGGCGCCATCGACCCAGGTAGCCGAGCCGCCCCCGGTTCCGCTGCTAAGCAGGCCGCCCGCCTTGTCCGCGCCGTAGCCGCCCGCGTAGAACGAGGCGATGGTCTTGGCAACGTTGTGCCCGGTACGGCCGGCGCGGGTATCAATCCCAGCGTCCTCGGCCTCTTGGTAGCGGTGATCAGCAGCGCCGCCCCACTGGTCAATGATGGGCTTGCTGTCGCTGCCGGTGAGCTTGTTCCAAAACTTCGTCGATAGCGGATCAGCCGACCCAACAAAAAGTCGCCACGGGTCTTCCTTGACCTGATTGGCCATGCCTTTCAGGTTGAACAGCTCAAAATTGCCCAGGTTTCCAAGCCAGCTCATTTGCCACCCCCGCCAGAGGTCTTAGTAGTCGAAGACTGGCCAAGGCCAGAGCCAAACACGCCAGCCATCGCGGCAAGCTGCTTGTAAGGAAGGTCCTGCCGCTCCTGATGCTGCTGGTACCAGTAGTCGCGCAGTTGCTGGGATTGGTCTTGCTGCGTTTGGCCGGCGCGGAACAGCTGGTCGGCGTCGGTGTACGCTTGGTTGGCGAACTGCTGCGCCATGCCAATGCCCTGCATCTGGCGGTTACGGTCGGTTTCGTACGCTTGGCCGTACATGTTGGTAGCAACGTCGCCGAGGTTCTGCGCAAATTGCTCCTGCAGGCCCGAGTTGCCGAAGCTGCCAGAGTTCACGGCGCCGGTATTGAACTGCGAACGCACCGAGTCCTGGGCCTTGCTGACCATCTGGTCTAGGTAGGGGTTGGTATTGCCGCCTGCAATGATGTTATTGAGCTGCGATTCGGCGTTGTTGAACGTCTGCGAGCCGGACTTGGCACGATCGATGGTCGCCTGAAGGCCTTGATTCTGCGCCGCGTTCAGCGGTTCAAAGCGCCAATCCCAGGCGAAGCCCTGGTACGGCTGATTGCTCAGAGCCATCGCCTTATTGGCGTAGGCCGTGGCCAAGGGCTTCAGCTCCTTCGGGATCTCGGTCGTGGTGGTGCTTTTGCCGCTGTCGCCGCCGCCACCTCCGCAGATCAGGCGCCCAGCCTCAACGCGCGTGCAGCTTTCGCCGAACGGCTCCCCCATAGCGTACAGCTCGCGCCGACTGATCATACGGCCACCTCCAGAATCTGATAGACCGGCTTGAAGCCGCATTTGTGTTGATAGAGGCGCTGCTGGGCCGGCTTGGCCGCACAGCGGATAACGGAGCAGCCGAACGCGCGGGAAATCTCGCGCAGCGGCTCTAGGCAGCGGTCGAAGTAGCCGCCAGGCGCGACAAGGTCCGTGACCATCATCACGCGCATATTCGGGAGCTGGTCGACGCGGACCACAGCCCAGCCAACCGGTGTTTCGTCGTCATCGAGGCGCAGCAGCGTGCGCTCGCCACGGGCCAGGATCAGCTTCAGCTGGTCGCCGGTAATCTCCCCGCCCGACACGTCGCAGGCCTTGGAGAGCACGTGCGCGCCATCGCGCCACGCGAAGTCGATATGCGTGGACGTAATTGGAATCAGCTTCATCAGGCACCCGTCAGGAAGCGGCACTGCACCCAGGTGCCGGGCGTGCCCGGCACGACACAGCGCCAGCCGTGGATGATGTATTTGGATCCAGCGGTACCCAGCTCGGTGGGCGCCGAGTTCAGAACAAAGTCGCCTTGCGCCCACGTTTCCGTGGTTGGCACCGCTGTGCGGGCCTGGTAGAACGCCGAAATGCGCCCCTCGGCCATGAGGTTGACTTGCGTAGCGTGCTCGCGCAGTTCGCGCTGTAGCAGAGGGTCTTGCACTGCCACGCACGGCGTCGTGTTGAGCCTCGACATCAGCGCCTCCCTGCCGGTACTACGTCGGCGTCCATGTGCGTGATGCGCACCGGGCCGGTGAAGTTGAAGGTCGCCTTGTGCCAGCGCGCGGTCTGCCGCACGTCGAACTTGCCGTCGAGAACGGTGCAGGTACCGGTCGAGCTGAAGCCAACGCCAGAGTTCTGCTGTGCGAACACCTCGGCGTCGGCCGTAGTCGGCGCCACGGCGTAGCGCAGGCGAATGCCGCGCAGGGATGACACGGCGTAGTCGTCGCCCACCTCCCCCGTGGTCATCGAGCAACCGACAGACGAGCCAGTCAGCGACTGCAACTGGTGCGAGGTGTTGAAGATGGCAATTGAGCGCCCGCCAGTCAGCCAATACTGCGAGTCGAACGACACCAAGGGTAGCTCGTCGATGGTCGCGGACACCGCCGACAGGCCGTCAATCGTGACGGTTGATTGGATGTAGTTAAGCACCGCCTCTACCGAGCGGTTGGCCACGCCCCACTTCTTGCCGGTGACGTGGTACACAAGCGCAGAATCAGGCTTCTCGGCGCTGTTGGACGGGTAGAAGATCCACACCAGATCCTTCTGCCGGTCATACGTGCAGATTGTGCGGTAGCGGTATTGCGGGCTGCAGTTGTCGTTGAACCACTGCCGAACGACACCTTCGGCGACCGGAACGGGGCGCGTTCCGTCAAAGATCCACAGATTGTCCTCGCCCACGAAGAAGTGGGCGCCGCCAATGTCGCAGAGCGCTTCCTTGCCGACACAGCCAGCGGTGCCGCCAGGAACCTGTATCCAGTTCCAGACCGTTGGTGCTCCCACGTACTGGCCCAAGTAGATCGAGTTCTTTTTGTAAGCCACGGCGTACTCGCCAAGGCGCTGGCCAGCGGTGATCTTGCCGGCAGTGGCCACAAGGCGCGCGGAAGCGGCCTGCGTGGTCGTGCTCGGCGTCCAATCCGTATCGTCAAACGCGGCACAGCAGTGCCAGCCGTCCGGCTTCTCCGAGCCGTCATTGGTGTTGAGCGCCATAACGAAAGCGCCGACGCTGAAGATAATCTCGGCTTTTGGGGCGCTCGCAATGTCGGCAAACGCTGCGCCGGTCGAGCGCTGGATGACCTCAACACGGTTCGCAGCCAAGGTCGAGTCGCCGAACTGCGTAATGGACCAACGGCTGTCGTTGCCGCCGCTGTAGTTGCCCACCCTAGAACGGTCAACCCAAGAGCCAGCAGACAGCTCATACAGCCGGGTCGCAGTGCCAGCGACGATCCGGCGCGTGTCGTCCAGCTTAGTGACCACCGCAGCGCCACGGCACTCGTCAGCCAGCACAGGCGTGCTCGCAGGCGTGGTAGGCTCCGGGGCGCCCTCCATGCCGTTCAGGTACGGCACCAGATTGCGGCAAGCGGAGATCAGCCCCGGCGTGGTCAGGTCCGCATCTGGCGCAAAGCCAATGACAGGCACCATCAGCGCGCCCTCGCTACCATCGGGCCGGAGCGGCGATTCTCGTTGCCCTGCACCTCAGACAGCACGGCCTGGAAGCGGCCTTCCCAGCTCGCAGCAGTGGCCTCGTCCTTGACGTACAGCGCCGCCTCCATGAGCGCGCAAAACAGGTACAGGCTCCACGGGCCTTCGCTTACCCAGTTGGTCGTGGTGGTCTGAAGGGCCGGAATGCGCACATACAGCACGCCCTGCACGTCGCCGCCGCCGTCAAAGCGCAGATCCGCGCCATCCCATGCGTACATGGTGGGCGTCCCCTCGTAGCCGGCAGCTATGACCGACTCCAGGCCCTGCGGCTTGAGCGGAGTGCGCTCGTAGTTCGGCACCCACAGCGCCTTCACGTCGAGGACGTTGGCAGCCGGGGTGATCAGGTTGTTCGTGATGGCAGTCGCGGCCAGCGCGCTCTCCATCTGGCGCACACGGAGGGCACGGTTCAGCCGTTCTTCCGTCAGCGCGATAAAATCAGGGATGCGCGTGGTCAGGTCAGAGCGGTTCAGCCAATCCGCGACGCGCTCGCTGATCTCGGTGTAGTTCATTTCAGCACCCTGCTGAAGGTGGCCAGCTTCGGATTGGCCTTGAGGTAGGCGATCAAGCGGTCACGGTCGAAACCACCGTCCTGCCGCATCATCTTTCCGAGCTCAGCCATCGGAATGAACCCAACGTGCCGCATCTCGCCCCAGCGCTGACCCTCGGTAGCGGCGCGCATTTCTGCGGCGGTGTCGAGCAGCGGCTGAGCGTCGTATTCCTTCTGGATGACGGTCTTCCCATCCAGGTAGTGCACAGACGTGGTAATCCCCGTCTCTGCGTCGTGTTCGGTGATCTTGGTCATTGCGTCCCCCTTTTGGGCGGGCAAAAAGAAAGGGGGCCGAAGCCCCCTTCCAGTTCCTGCTGCCGTTAGGCGGTGAGGTTGGCGACCTTGCCGTGGGCGGCCTCGGAAGTGACCACCAAGCAAGCCTCAACCGACACCATTTCCTTGTCGGTGTGGCCGGTCTTGGCCAGAGCTTCCGACTGGAAGCCGCTCAGGTAAGCGATGCCGGCATATTCCGGGTTCAGGATGAACGCGGTGTTGGGGTTGGCAGTGGTCTGCACGTAGTTCGGCACCACGGTCAGCTCGCCGAAGTCGCTCATGTACACGTCAGCGCCGCCGACGATCACGCCTTGCTGGCCGCGCTTCAGTTGGTTGCGGTTGGCAGAGATGCCAGTGAAACCAGAGAAGGTGACCTTGTGGCTCGGGGTCAGGCTGATGATCGACGGCATTTCGCCGCTGGTGTTGGCAATGCTCAGCATCACGGCGTCGAGCAGGGTCTTGGTGAACGCGCGGTTGGTGCCTGCGGTCTGCGCAGTAGTGGCCAGGCCAGAGGTATGGGCCGGAGTAGCGCCCGAACCGCCGTGGCTCACGTTGCTGTAGATCAGGGTGCCGAGGCCAGCCGACTTACGGGCGGTGGAGCTGTTGCCAGCTACAGCCACGTTGTCGGACAGCACCATGGCTTCCAGGTCGCGCTTCAGCTCGACCATGCACTTGGCGATCTGGTACTTCATCTCCGAAGAGCGACCAGCCGACTTGGTTTTCGACTGAGTACCAGAAACAACGGCCACCTTATCGAACAGCTGCACGGTGTTGGCCACGCGAGCGGTCGCGGTCAGCGAGGTTCCGCTGCGGTCATCGCCTTCGATTACGGCGTTGTCCTTGTTCGGAGTAGCCAGGCTGTCGCGCTGCCATTCGTGCAGGCGCTGGGAGGCCTTGAAGCGGCGAATCGCGGAGACGATGGGGGTCTTCTCCGGCGACACCATATAGATCTTGTCTTGCAGGTCTTCTTTGTTACCTACGGCATCGTAGGAGTCGAAGGTATTGGTGGGTTGGGTCATGATTTACTCTCCTCAGAGCAAAGCAGCCAGGTCCTCTTGACGGCCATTTTTCTTCAGGCGGCCGAGGGCGGCTTGATTGGTTCGGGGCTTTTGCTGAGCGGCCTGCGGCTTGATTGCCGGGGCGGCTTCTGCGACTTTCCGCATGGCTTGCGGCTGCTTGGCCTGGAGCTCACGCCACTTCATGGCGTCATGCAGAATGTGGACATGGCGGGCATCGACCAGGCCGTCGAGTTCTTCGGCCTTGAGCCCGTAATGCTCCTGAGCTGTCTTGCGGATCTGCTCTGCGGTCTGCGGTCCAAAGTCCGGCAGGCGTGCGCGCAGGTCCTGTGCAGCCTCGGCTAGCATTTGCTGACGCTGGTGTTCCGTCAGTTGCTGTACCTGGGCCTGGCTCTGCTGCAGCTCTGCGTACTTGGCTTGCGCCTCTCGCTGAAGCTGTTGATACGCAATGGTCAGCTTTTGGGCCTGTACGGGATCGGCGTCTACCAACGCGTTCCAGTCCAAGGCCTCGAACTGGGCCAGCTTGTTCTGCACTTCGCGGAACTCGACGGCCTTCTCAAAGGAGGCGCCCAACGCCTGCTCGCGCTGTTCCAGAGCTTGCGCACGCTCTTCGACAGCCCGGCGCTGTTCGGCAACCGCCTGGGTCTTCTGGGTGTAGTCCTTGTGCATGAGGACCATGTCCTTGAGTTCCTTGGGAACCCGGTAGGACTTGCCCTCGATCTCGACCAGCTCGCCGTCGTCTTCTGCCTCGGGCTCGGGTTGCTGCTCCTCTTGGGGCAGTTCCTCGCTCTCGGCTACCTCGCCGCCTTCGATCTGCTCGGGCGCTTCGTCCAGAAGCTCGGAAACATCGTCCAGCGACACTCCAGTTTCTTGGTTGGTGTCCATCACTCACTCCAGAAGTCGCCCGTTTTGCGGGCATAAAAAAACCCGCTCGGAGGCGGGTTCGGGGGTTTGCTTGTTGTTAGCGAGGGAACAGGCGTCGCAGCCTGCTCTCCTCTTCAAATCGCTTGAGATTGGCCGTGGCCAGCTTGCCGGTGTTGATGTAGCCGAGCAGGATTTCGCGGAACTTGCGGCTGGTCTTGATCAGCTGCCAGAGGGCTTCTTTGCCCTCCTTGTCGCGCGCCGGGCAGGCTATCCACTGCTCCATCACTTCCTTCTCGATGGCCTCCAACGCTTCCTTCAGCAGCTCGTTTTCGAGCAGATGCAGGGCGGTCTGGCCGCGCGATTGCTGTTCCAGCAGGTCCACTTCGGTCATTGGAAGCCCTCAGTCGGCACGATTACGGGCTGTTGGCTGGACAGGCGAAGCTGCTCCATCTGGAGCTTGAACTGGCGGTCCAGCTCGGCCTGTTCGGCCTTGAATTGGAACTCGCGAGCCTGCTTCTCCAGCTCAAGCTGCATCTCGGCCTGGGCCTTCTGCTGGTCGTTCTTCAGCTTTTCTTGCTCAAGCACAACCTTCGGATCAGGCGGCGGCGGGACGTTGTCTTCCTCCACAGTCGCCGGGTCCACCCAGAACTCTTGCGGGTTCTTGAAGCCGGCGTTCTCGGCCAGGCGGGCCTGGACGTTGTAGAACTTGTCCGGGGACATGAGCATCTTGCCGAACGGGGACTGAGCCACCATCGCCTGGGTCTGCGCGATCTGCTGCAGGAACATGTTCTGCTGCTGCACGTCGCCGGTACCGATGCCCACGTTGATGGTCATGTCGTACTGGTCGCGCCATTCCTGCGGGTCGTACTCCACGAACTCGCCGTTCAGGCGGTAGCTCAGGCGCTCCATCCCGTTGTCGGTCAAGCACTTGAAGATGCCTTTGAACATCGGAGCCACCAGGCACTCGGCAGCGATACGCGCCATCAGCTTCATGCGCTTCTGGCTGGCGTTCATGATCATCTGAGCGCCGGTCGCGGTCTTGTTCAGGCTGTCGCCGTCCAGGCCCTGCGAGTAGCGCGTCCAGCCGGTGCGGTTCTCCTTCTCCATCTGGAGCTGTTCGAGCATCGGCATGGCTTCGATGCCCTGCCAGCGCTCTGAATAGGGCCGCACAGCTCCGGCCACCTTCTCCAGAATGATGCCGCCCGGACGACGGTTCAGCAGGCTGTCGATATCGGCCTGCGGGTTGCCCTGCGAATCAGTCGATACGACCGTCTCCTGGTTGTTCGCAAGCGCCAGGTTGTCCAGCTGGTTGCGCATGATCGTGGTGTGGATGCGCTGGAAGTCCTCGACCAGATCCGCGACGGACACGCCACTGAAGGCATGGGTCTGGATGTACGGCGTCCAGGCCGCGATAGGCACGTGACTGCACTCGCGGTTCTCCAGCACTAGATCACCGAGGCGCACGATGCGGCGGCGCTCGGCAATGCCGTCACCGTCGAAGTCCACCAGAACGTACTCGTCGCGCAGGTAGCCGCGGACCATCGAATCGTCGGCGGTGTCCTCGTCTTCCCCGTCGTCGAACCGGCCGCCGTTGTTCTCTCGGTAGTCGGTCACGTTCTCGTAGACAGCGGCGCGCACCTCGGACGAGTCCACGTCATAGCCCATCTCGCGCAGTTCGGAGACGCTGCGTCGGGTCACATGGCAGACGTACGGGCAATCCTGCAGCAACGGCGAGTCATGCCGGCGCGATACCTGCAGCTCCTCAGGCGGGATGGCCATGACACAGCAGTAGCCCTTCTCCTCGACCGTGCGCACCTTTATGTTGAAGCGGCGCTGGAACGGGAGGCCGGCGAGCTCGAACTGCGCCAGCTCTTCCGGCCCTGGCTGCACCTCTTCCTGCTCGACAATCTCGGCATCAGGGTTCTGGTCGAGGAACAGCGCAATCTGCATCTCGTCCACGCCACGGTACCGCGTGAAGGTCGGCGTCTTCTTCTTGTCCCAGAACCACTTGACCGAACCCGTCTTGAGCAGCAGCGCGTCTTTCAGGGCGGTGTAAAGGATCAGGAAGCCGTTGTTCTGCTTGTAGAACACGTAGTTGCAGGCGTTCGTTACCTGCTCGGCGCTCTCTTCGTCCTCCGGGCCGACCGGCTCGAATACCACGGCCTTCTCGGAGCTGGTGAACACCTCGATCAGGTCCGGCAGCATGCCCTCAACCGCATCGAACACGTCCGAAGCCACGACAGCCGAGCGTCCTTCCTCCTCGTTGCCATACGGCTCGCGGGTATAGGCACGCATTGCCTTGACGCGCTCTTCCTGCAGCTCGCCATCGTTGAACAAGTGCGCCTGGCGCGCCTCGTCATTGAGGAAGGCGACCAGTTCAGCGTCCGTCATCTTCATGCGATCACTCGGTTTCGGTATTTGATGGGGGCCGGCGCGCGGCCACACATTGAGCGCTGCCTGGCATGGCGGCGCATCATGTAGGCGTAGCGAGTTGCAGCAAGCAGGTCGTCGTTGATCTTGACGATTCGCCCATGCTCGTCTCGGTGGTAATTCATTTTTTCTTCGAACCAGGGCGCAAGGTGCGAAAACACCTTGAGGCGCCCTGTCGTCATGCGCTCGTATAGCTCGACGATTCCGGCTTCTACCCCAACGCCGCCATCTGGCCACGTGGCGTGCTCAGGTAGCATTTCCCAGCCTGCATCCAGGTACGCGGCTTTCTGCTGCTCCCCTGATGACTTCTCAGATTGCAGGCCGTCTGACGGCCACGAAGTGGGCACGTTCTTCGCCCAGGACTTGATCCCACTCCACGCAACTGCAGGCGTCACATGCGCCATCTTCCAGGCATGCGCCACATAGATCACGTCAGCGTCCTGGTCTATCCAGAGCTGCACGTGCGCCTGCGGGTGATCCCAACCGAAGTCCATGCCGTTGATTACGAAGAAGTGCGACGGGCACTCAAACGGCTGGCACTTAATCTCGTCGTCGCCGAAGTCGAAGATGAGACCAGTGCCGAGCAATGGCATGCCCTTGGTCCTCATCTCTCGTTGCCACGGCGGGTACTGGCCGATCAGGTTCTGCTTAGTGCTTTCGCTTAGGTGCGGCGCGTCATCCCACGTCGCGCGCTGCATGTACTGGCTTGGGCCTGGCGTATCCATGAACTGGACGACCAGTTCGGTGCGCCCGTTCTCTGGCGTAAACGTCAGGATGCCCCGGCCACCGCGCCCCCTGTCACCGTTCGCCGTCCGCGTGATGACCTGCGGGAAGATCGCCTTGTCTCTGGGCTCTTCGTCGATGTGGTACCAATCGACCACGTCACCCATGATCGCGTGCTGGCCCTGGCTGTAAGACCAAAGCTGCGCAGTGGAAATGCCGCCACTTGAGTGCCGAACGCGAACCTCGCGCATAGCACCGCTTGTTCCTGTCGCTGACTTGTGGTCAACAATCCTGTCTGCAGGGATCAGGCCGCCAGTCCACCGGCCACCCTCAAGGCGCCCAAACAATGGCGTTTGCAGCAGGTCGCGAGTCTTCTCCATTGAGAAGCCAAGCAGCCAGCACATTGGCGCATGGTCGAACCGATGGCCTTCCCAGCCTTCTGGGTACTCGCCAAGCAAATGCGCGGCGTCGATGGTCAGGCCGGTGCGCGTCTTGCCCACCTGGTTGGCCGCCATGAGCATGCAGGCCGAATAGCTTGCGGTAGCCTGGATGAACTTGAGCTGCCACTCATAAAGCGATGCAAACTGCAGCCTGAACCGCTGCTGCTCTTGCCTGCGCTTCCGTTCTTCAAGCAGGGCAATCAGCTCTAGCCGCTCTTCCCTACTCTTTGCTGAGCTGTGCGATGCGGCGTTCAAGTTCTTCGTCGCTCAAGTCTGAGTGGCTGACGTGGCCTGAGTGCTCAAGCTGCTGCTTGTCGCCGTATTTCTTCGGCATGATCTTGGACAGATACCACTTGCGCACATCGATACGGAGCTGAGAGCGCCGGACATGCTCGCCATTCAACTGCCAGCCAACGCCTTGCCCTTCAGCGTCAAGACGCTCCATCCAGTCGTTCGACGCATCGTCTGCAATGTCGAACAGCTCTTCAGCCAAAGCCTCGGCACCTTCCTGCTTGGCGCGCGCGTACTGGGCACGAAACTCTTCATGCTTGGCGAGCCAGCGCAACACGGCCTGCTTTGACGGCATGTCATCGTCACGGCAGATCGTGCGCAGCGAGTCACCTTCGGCCAGGCGCAAGCAGATCAGCTCAGCCAGCTCAGGGCTGTAATCACTCGGCCTTGCCATGTCTCAAGCACACCTGACGGATGTATCGCTGCAGTCCACGGATCTGGACCATGTTTTGTTCGTTTGCGAGTTCAAGATCGGCGCGAGCCTGTTCAGCATCGGGCGTAAGTCTTGGGGTTCCTGCATCAGCTGGGCTGGCGGTTCCGGTATCTCGCACGCAGGTGGCATTGACTGACACCCGCTTACGGCCAGCAGCGAGGTCAGCACGAAGCACGTCATTGGCTTTGCGCGCATTGGTGAATGCCTCGGTTGTGTCTTTGTCGATCTGGCGTTGGAGCTTGAGCGTGGCTTGCAGGCTGTCGGCTTTTGCTTTAGCGGCTGTCCACTGTCCACGGACAACGGACAACTCGGCATCCTTGGCATCGATGCGCCACGCCTGGAACGCGATCACCCCAGCGCAGGCCAGCAAGGCCCACACCCATATAGGGATCAGTCGAAGCAGGGCCATATCAAGCGAGCAGCACGCCCAGACCAAAGAACAGCCCCAAAACCGTGAAGCAGGTGCCGACGGTGAAATGGAGTGCTGCGTCATAGACCAGGTCAGCCTTGAGCCGCTGACGGCTCTTGCGGAACTGGAACAGGGCCAGACCGGCAATCACGGCGAGCACGATCAGAGCCATCAGCCCACGTCCTTGAAGAAGATGTGCCGGCCAATCTGAGTGGTCTTGGTTCCACTCTTGGCCCACTGCGGCGGCTTCTTCATGCTGGTTGAGTAGTAGTGCGTGGCGCCGTTGGTTGGGTCAGGCTCATGGCCTTCCAGCACAGCCACGGCAGCCTCACGGCAGCGCATGTACTCACGCGGCGGGATCAGCTTGCGGCCCCGCAGGTAAGGCGCGTTCGGGTCGTCAGCGTTCCAGCAGCTGAACTGGTACGGCTTCAGGCATACCAACTCAATGGACTTGCCCCACCAGCCGGGATTATCTGCGCGGTTCTTGATGACCCAGGCAACGGCGATCAGGCCTTCCCGCCCCTCGCCACGCGCCTCGCCGTAGAGAGTCTTGGCGACTATGTCGAGTTCGTGGTCGGTGGCCATCAGCACATAACCCGATCAGTCATACCTGGGAATACTGGGAGCCCGTGCGGAGGCAGCGCGGGGCTTGCGTATGCCGGGCCGGTATCGCGCTCTGGCGTGACTTTCTTGAAAGCCAGTTGCAGGTGATCCTTGATGATCTGCCATTGCTCCTCATTCGGAGCCGGCGAACCCATCTCGGCGTAGCCTTGCAGCCAGTAGCAGAACTGTTCTGGAGTCATGGTCAGCTCCACTCTTTAGGGCCGAAGCCCTCGTAGTCGTCGCGGATCATCTGAGCACCGCCGCCTTCAGAGCTGCAGTCAGCTCCGCAATCATCTTGATGAAGTTCTTCCCGCCCTTCCGGTACTCGGCATAGGCGAAGAAGCCGCGAATCAGTACCCATCCAGGGAGGCCGCAGGCGAACACAAGGCCCAGCAGGGAGCACAGGCCGAACAGGTCGTTTGCCCAGCTCACCAGGTCATAGGTCTTGATGATCAGTGCGCCGCCGCCTATCGAGCAGGCCAGCGTGCAGATCAGAGCGCACACGAACTCGCGCACGGTCTTGGGAATGGTCAGTGCCATCACCACCACTGCGGCCAGGGCTGCAGCGAGGCCGAAGGCGCCCAGCTTGTAAAGGGCCAGGCCTCCAACCGCTGTCGAGGCCGGCTCGGTCATGTCTTGAATCCTCATGATGAAAAGTGACGGCTAGAGCAAGCGCGCCACAGCCCTCGGATCGGGTACGGCGCGAAGCTCGACCGCGCCAAACTTCACAACGCCGGTACCGGAGGCGCCACCGCCAGTCGAGCCGACGCGCACCTCAAGGCGCCAACGCAACGTGGCGCTACCGCTGACGATCTGAATCGGCGGCGTGACCAGCATCCCGTTGCTCATGGCGCGGGTGGGCAACTTGATGTTGCCGGCGCCATCGTCGAACGGCTCAAGGTCGTAGGCGATCAGGCCGTTGGTGCCGTTGTCCTTCAGGTACAGGCTGACGCCCTGCCAGCCGTTGAAGCTGCCGATGTCGGCCTCTACCGATGCCTGCACCCACGTGCCAGCCGGGTAGGTGTGCGTGGTGTCGGCGCTGTTGGTGCGGAAATAGATCAGGCTGTCGGTTGCGCCCGGCGTGCAGGTCAGCACCTGATAGTCGCCACGGCCATCGGCTCGGGTCTCTTTGGTGCAGGCCACCGTAGCGGCGCCGCTTGATACCTCGACGCGCATTCCGGTTGCGACAGTGCCAGTAGCGCCAGACGCCACAGCAGTGCCGCCAGTGCCGGTGCAGAACGGGTTGGTGAGCAGGTTCCCCAGCGGGTTGTTCGTGGCGTCGTACTTGTCATCCGGCGACCACACGCGCGGCGCAGGATCAGGTAGGAAGCGCTGCAGGAACGTAGCCAGGGCCTCACCCACTGCCACGCCACCAGGCGGGGAGAAGTGAATGCCGTCGTTGGAGTAGCCAGAGCGCGGCTCACCGTCAGCGCTTGCCGGGTCTACCCAGGCTTGGTTCCAGTCGAACAGGTAGCAACCATCGGTAACGTCGCAGAACTCGCGGGTCTTCTGGTTGATCCAGGCCGCTTTCTTGCGCTCGGCGCCGCCAGAGGCCCAGGACGAAACGCCCCGGCTCAGGATCGGCAGCATGATTACGACGATGCCGTAGGACAGGTAGAACTGCGCCAGGCTCTCGCGAGCTGCCTGGATCACTTCCTTGGCTACCGGCGCCATGTCGTTGGTACCGGAGTCGAGGATAATCAGGTCGCACTTCAGCGACTCGGCCAGGTACCCCCTGCGCGCGTCGATCAGCGCAGCAGTCTGGCCAGAGACGCCAGCATTCAAGCCACGGAAGCTGCGAGTCGCACCAACTACCTGCGACGGCTCCCAGCCCTGATACACGGCCGGGTCGTGCCAGATCTCACAAGAGAAGCGACCACGCGAGAAGTAGCGCGCCCACGACAGCCAGCCACGGTTCCAGTGACTGATCTTGGCGCTGGTGGCCACATCGTTCTGTTGCACCAGGGACGTGCCAATGACGCCCACGCGGTTGCCTGGCCTACGAGTCTCGTAAGCTACGCTGCCTCGAAAAGCCATCTCAAAACCTCATGGGCGCTTACTGAGCCTGGTCCGGCTCTGGGTACTGCGTGGAGATAGGTTCATGCGGCCGGTGCTCAACTCCGGCTAACGGCCGCTCAATCGCAGCCCAGCAACTCGCGCCGCTACTGCCGCGCATTCGCATGAATAGGGTGCCGCCCTTGCGGACGGCGTAGCGCTGGGGAGGCGCTGAAACGAAAAAACCCCGGCGCTAGGGCCAGGGCTTCGTCGAGCGGTAAAACCGCATCATTGGCAGAAATGTACTGGTTTATGTTGACACGGTCAAGTGTGTTTGCAGCATTCAGGCAGCCATTTGTTCGATTCGATCCGCCTTCATGTCGAGCACGGCTTGGACGTAGCAGGTTCCGGCATACAGCAGCTCGCGCACCTTGAGGCGGTGCAGGTTCATCACCTTACCCACCCCATGCATCGTGCGCCCGGTGGCGTAGTACAGCATCACCGCCTTGGCCATCTCCGGATCGCGCCGGCCCATGCGCGCCAGTATCGAGTCCACCAGCATTGCGTCCTCGTCCGTGATCGCAGCAGCCGGCGCGTAGTGCTGAGCCACGTTATCCCGCATCAGGGCGTAGCACGGCGAGACGTAGCCCGGCACGCCTGTGCTCTGCCATACCCAGCGGCCCCACTGCGTCAGAAGATCCTCGGCGATGTGTCTCATGCAGCCTCCTGACTTACCATGTCCGAGTTGATGACCACGCGGCTCACCTCGCCGAACTCGCGGTGATAGGTGATGACCTTCGCGTCTCGGCCTGTGATCCACCCGCCCCGAGCTGCATAGGCATCTGCCGGCGCCAACGTGCGGTGCTGCTCCACAATCATCAGGTTGTTCTCCTTGACGTCGACGTGGTGCAGGTGGCCCAGGTGCGCATAGGCGTGCTTAGTGCGCCCGAACAGCTCGCGGAACTGCGCCGCGAACACCTCCGAGACGTTGGAGACCTTGCGCTTGTGCCCGTGATGGAAGAACAGCGCAGTCTTGCCGAACTCGTAGGCGTTGTACGGCGAAGGGCTGCGATCCACAGTCACGCGCGGCTCGTTCTCGTAAAGCACAGAGAACCACTCGCGCAGCCAAATCTGCGACACCGGGTCGTGGTTGGCGTCGGCCATGATGATGTGCACCTGGCGGTGCTTGCTGAGCAGCATGCCGATCACCTGGCGCAGCACGCGGATAGCTGAACGCACCACCTTGGCAAAACGCGTATCGACGTCGAGCAAGTGCTTACTAGCCGGCGTTACCGCATCCATTCCGTCGAAGTGCAGGAAGTCGGAGAGCTGTGCAAATACACCGACGTCAGCCGCTGGCGATTGCTGGATGGCTTGAGCAAACCACTTCACCACCAGCGACTCGGCCTTGCGCAGATCCCAATCAGCGCCGGTCTCTTCATGCCAGCTCAGCATGCCCATGTGGTAGTCGGTGATGACGTACAGGTTCAGCAGCTCGGGCATGGTCACGGCGGGGGCAGGGACCAAAGAGGCCCTTGGAATTTCCTCGGCAAAGGCCTGCACGGCCTCCTGCATGAGCTGCAGTTGCCGCTCATGATCAATGCTCGACTTCACCCACTGCAGTACCGGCTTGCCTTCCTTGTACAGCGTGGAGGCGCCTTTGAGGTGGAAGCCGTCCGGCACTTGGTGGCGCAGGTCGTGCTCGGGGCTCCAGCCCTGCCGAGCTAGCTTTGCTCGGCGCCGCTCAATGTTGCGAATATCAACGCCGAAGTGATTGGCCGCCGCACGGTTCGACATGGTGGTCAACGCTTCCTTCAACTGTTCATCAGTGAACTTGGCGGCAGGCATCAGGCTTGCTCCTGTTCAAGGGCTTCAGCTTTGAGCGCGGCATAGGCCACGCAGTCTTCTGCGCTGTCGGCGTGGAATGCCGGGTTCTGCCACTGGCGCACGTCCTTGAGTATCTGGAGCAGCAGCCAGCCTTCGCTCTCGCGTATGTTAAGGCCAGTGATAGCGTTGAATGCCATGACGGCTTTTCCCATGGAGCGCTCGCCCTCGGGCTTGTCGTACTGCTTGCCGCGCTCGATCATCAGGGCTTGGGCTTTTCCTAAATACTCGTCGGCGCGCATGGCATTCCATCCCGTACAAGTTGAAAAAAGTCTTCTGGCTCGATAGCGGCCCAGCTCTTGCGGGGCTGCCAGGAGTCGTTGAGGTCTGCCATATCGACGTAGCAGGTCCAGCCTCGGCGGTTGACCTTGATGGCGAGTACGGGCTTGGCCTTGGCTGCTTCGGCCTGCTCGATGGTCTGCGCCCACATGTTGAGCAGCTCGGAGCGCGTAGGCACATTGGCCCGCGCCTTGATCTCCGGCGCCCAGCCATACAGCCCCTTCAGGTCATGCCCGCCGCTGCGGGATTGGTCGAGGTTGCGCTCAACCTTTACGCCCAAGTGGTCGAGGCACAGGCGGGCAAAGTCGAGCTCCACTCTGGCGCCCTTGGCGCGGGAGTTAGGCATCTGCTACCCACTCGTAAGTGGCCGCGAAAATATCCGGCTTGCACGGATACCGTTCACCCTTGACGCCAGTGATGATCCAATCGCCGGGGCAGACGATGTGGCCGCCTTCCAGGGTTTCTATCCACCCATGATCGTGCATGGTCTTGCCACAGTGCTCGCACTGGCGTTCGCCACTGACTTTGGGGTGGCGGAAGTAGCGCACGATGTCGCCCTCCCAAGCGTTAGCCTTGCGCTCCTCAGGGGTGAAATCGCGCAGCTCGCCGCCATCTAGCCCGGGGGGCGTCTTGCTGTAGTCAAGCGGGTGGTCGCCGTTCTTAAACCATTGAGTTGCTTCGATAACAACAGGGATCTTTCTAAATTTCACGCCGCCCTCTCCTGCGCCGCCATATGCGACTCACATGCTTGCTTGGCCTTCTCGGCATCGACGCCGGAGAAGATGATTCGACCTGCCGGGCAGCGCGCTATGTAGACCTCTGCGCCTTCGGGCATGTAGCGCGAGACGACGTAGCCTTCCTCGGACTCAATCGCGCATTTGGAGCGCGTTGGCTCGCCGCGCACCGTGAACTTGTGGGCTGTCCACTTCATGCGGGCTCCTCCATTACAGAAGTAACGACACAGAGAGATGATGCCCAACGCTTGTCTTGTTCCGACGCAAGCTCAGGGTCAAGGTCGTAGTTCTCCCACCACCTAGACAGCGCATACGATTCCATCGGGGTTTCTGCCGAGATGACCAAAGTTCCTTTCTCGTTGATTTCGGCTTTCATGCGCCGTCCTCCGGCTCAAAGCTGATCGCGTTGAAGTCGAGATCCGACATCAGCCGGTAGAGGTGCCCGATCATCATCACGGTCGGGATACCTTTTTCGATACCGAAGTGGATGGCGCCGAGCAGGTACGTCTCGAACTCCTCAGAGTCCCGCATTAGGGCCTCGTACTTGTCGCGCTTGAACTGGACGATGATGTCGGTCATTGATCCGGCCTCCCCTTCACATGCTGCTTACGGATAGAGCCGATCCACTCCAGCTCATGCGGCTTGATTAGCCAGGCCCATTCCACGAACCGGGCCTTGAGCAGCCCGAGGCGCATCGTCGAGGTGTCATCTCCTACCAGCACGACGCGACCGCTCTTGGTGCGCACCGCCATCCCGGGCGCGAACTTGGCCGGCGCTTCCTTGCTCCAGTCGAGGGTGAGAATCGTCATGCCGCCTCCTCGTCTCCGATCAGTTGGCGCACCAGAGTGAGCAGCGCGGCTTCGGTGCCGAATCGCTCGATGAACGCCTGTTTGCTCAGGTGAATGCTGGGTACTGCTGGGTGATGGGTGCCGCGATGGTGGGCAGCGCAAAGGCCGATAACGTCGAAGTGGCTTGCGCGCTGGCCACGGCCTACGCCGGAGCGCGGGTGATGCAGCTCGGCCGGAGTGCCCGGAGTGCCTTGCAGGTAGCACGCCACGCACCCCAGCGCCGCCACCTTGTCCATGTGCTGCTTCTCGGCTTTGGTGGTCATGCCGGCACCTCCCGAGACTTCTGCTGCTCGGGCTGGAAGTCGCCGCGAAGGGGCATGAGGTGGCTCTCTTCAAACAGCCCCCATGGCTTCCCCTCAATACTCACAAGGTCATCCGACGCAGCAAGCCAAAAGGGCCGATCCCCCACGGGCTCAGCAATCCGAAATGATCCACTTGGGTCTGTAAACCCTTCACCAGGCCAAACCTCTTCAAGCAGTTCAACTGCCTTGCCAATGTTCTTTGGGTTGCGCACGCATCCAACAACCAGCGCCAAATCCCCAGCCTTGAACTTGCTCATGCGGCCTCCCAATAGTCGCGAGTGGTGAACTTCACGCCGCGCTCGGCTGCGAAGGACTCCATGACGAGGAACATGTCGTTAAACCAGGACTTGGTTTGCTTGCGGGTAGCGACGCCGAGGACTACGAAGCCACCGTTGAGGCCTGGCACAACGTCCTGCTGCTGTACTGCGGCGCTGAAGACGTGCTTCCACGATTCCTCGTCCAGCCGGCGCCCGTGCCACTCAACCTGGCGGCTGATGTCGCGGAGCATTGCCCACATGCGCCGATTCTGAGCGTCGCTGCGGCACTCGTCCTTGAGGCACCAGGTCTTGCCGGAGTCGAGATCAATGCGCTCCAGGATCTGGATAGCGCGCTGGCGGTCCTGCTCGTTGCGCAGGGGGAAGGAGGGGTTAGCCATTTACGCCGCCCTCCTTGGCCATCAACGCGTCAATGTCGATATCGACATCAAGTCCAGTGCTATTGATTCCCTCGTCGCGTAACACTCCATCAAGCCAGAGCTGAAAGCCCGGCTGATCGCACAGCCACCGATACCGCTCAGCATCCTTGCGGTACTGCTCTAGCTCGGCGCGGAGTTGGTCGCGCTCGAACTTGATATAGGCTTCGTAAATATCCAGCTCGCCAAGCAGGAAGAGGATGGCGGCGGGGTTGGCAGCCCCAACGTAAGCAATATTAGGAACGCTGTGCTCTGGGAAATTGTTATTCCCCTCCATTAGCACATACGCACCATCGTCCGTGTCCGCGATGATCTGGTACTTCAAGATAAAGGCTTTGCCGTATGCGTTGCCTGCGCGCCATTCCTTATGCGATGCCGCCTCAGCCAACCGCCGCAGCTCCTGCTTGTTCACCTTATCCATGGCGCTCTTCTCCCAGCGATGCACAGTCGAAGCACAGCCGCACACCAGGCACAGCAACCTGCCGCGCCTGCGGAATCGCCTCGTCACACTCAGCGCAGTGGGTACGGCTCACGCCGCGAAGCTGCATGCGGCTGATTCGGTCCTGGCGCTCGCGCTCTTGGCGGTCCATTTCGGCGTCTAGGAGTTGTTCGAAGTTCATGCTCAATCCTCCACTGGCATGAGCCAGGACTTGCTGTTCGTGGGGGCCTGAAAAGTCCCGCCGTCTTCGCGGCTGAAGCGGCGAACTTCACGGCCAAACTTGGCGTGGATCTGCTTGGGGTAAACGGCGCTGATTCGGGCCTCGACAGCCCCTCTTGCGCCCATGTCGATGCGCACCGGAGTGCCGACCGACAGGCTGTCTAGGAACGCGCGGCGGGTCATGGCTGGGCTCCAGAGAGCTTGCCGCGCAGAGCATCAATGGCGGCGCGCCCAACGGCCTCAGTGCGGCGGCCATCGACCTTCTCCGGCAGCGCCTTCGGCATCGGCTTCAGCTCCTCGCCGTCCATGACCATGCGGCAGGCGATGGCGTAATTGCGCAGGAACAGCTTGCGGCTGTCGGCCATCTTCAGCGTGTTCAGGTTGTAGAACCCGGTCTCCTTGGCGGCGTGGTACACAGCGTTGTGCGACCACTTGCTGATGCCTGCCATGGACGGGTGAGCGTTGCGGCAGGCTTCGCGGTAGGCCTTGTCCTCGTCCGGCAGCCCGAACGCCTCGGGGGTGCGGTTCTCGCACATGCTGCGGAACTCAGGGGCGCTCGGCGGCCACTTCTTAAGCTGCTCGTCCTGAGTGCTGGCGAGCATGGTCAGGCCGGCGCCGATCTGCTGGCCATTCAGGCCGCCAAGGGTCGCGGCCCAGGCGTGGGACTGGTCAGGCGACATTCCAAAATTCCCCGTCCAGCGGTGCCCGTAGATCTCGGCCATCTTCAGCCAGAGTTTGTCCAGGAGCGGCTGCGCGAGCTTCGGCGGCTTCTCGGGCTGCGATGGCTTGCTTGACTCGGCCAACGGCTGAGTTGTCAGCTTGTTGGCTAGGGTGCTGGCTTTGTCCATGGGGCACCTGCTCAGGGAATACGCCGGTCCAACCGTTCTCGATTGAGCGGTTCAGCACGGCATCTGGATTGGGGTGATCAGCAAGCTTCAGGGCGATCAGCTCGCAGGCCTTCTCGGTAAGCTTCGATTTCTTCGCCTTGCGGTGAGACACGAAGTCAGCCCATGCGCTTGGGCTTACGTTGAGAGGGCGATGGGGAATCGGGTCGAAAGAGTCCCTAGCCGAGGCCCTCTTGCGGGACCGCGAGAGGGACTCTTTTAAATCTGTATCTGTATCTGTATCTGTATCTGGGGGCGTTTCTGTAACGTTACATGCTTGTTTCTTGCGCTCGCGATGCGCTGCAACCCTTGCGGCACTAGAGTCCGAGGCGTATTGACGCTTGTCCCATGCACAAGGCTTGTTGCACTCAGTGATCAGCCCCTTAGCCACTAAAACGGCCTTTGTTGCTTCCCACTGTTCGTTACTGATCCGCAGCTGAAACGCAACTTCCTCATCGTGTAACGTTACATCGCCGTTACTGCAACGAAGGCAAAGCAGCATGACAAAGCGACGCTGATCAGCCTCGCCAAGCATCTGCACCTTGGGATCAGTGGCAAACTCTGAGTACATGCGGAACCAGGGATTGGCCATCACAGCACCGTGTTGTTATGAGGCCCTCAGGCCGACCCTTCTGAGGCCCTGTCTGAGTCCCTCTTTGGGGCCACCAGTTGCAGAACCTTTGCTTTCTGTCTTCCAACCGCTGAGGTAGCGCCGCCAGCAACTGCCGCAATGCAGATCTCGTTGATGGCTTTCTCAAAACTCCAGCCCCGCTCAGTCATAAGCTGCTGGACTCGCTGCCTAGCTGAAGGCGACAGCTTTTCTTGATCGAAAAGCATTTGGCCCTCCAAAGGGCCTCTAGCCCGCGATATCTTCGTGAGCGTTTTCCAGGAGTTCTTCGATGGCGCCATTGGCAATCGCCCACTCGATCAGCTCGTAGAGATACGTGGCGTGCTGACGGCGGGATTTGGTGGAGGCCTTGCGAAGGATTCGATCAAGCACCGGCTCGAAACGAACCTTCACCGGGATCTGGCGGCGTTGGGACGGGTCTGCGTACATGGCTGCGGGGTCTCCTATGCGGCCAGGG